ATTCTAGATACTCAGCGCCTTTTCCTTTAATTTCCCAAGTTGGAATACAAATACTAAAAAATGGTTTTTTCATAATTTATTTTAATTATTTAAAAAAATCATTTAAATATTCATGAAGACACACTTTCCAATCTCTCATATAATTTCTATTCAAATCATTCAATTTTTTATTGATTAATTTTTCTGAATATGGTCTTGGAGAAAAGTATTCATCTTTAAAATAATCGCTATTTACTTTTGTGATGGTTAACCCTAAATTTAAATAGCGATTTATTTCTATAGCAGTGTCGTATCTACTAGCCTCTCCTGTACTTACCATATTATAAAGTCCAAATGGCAAATCTTCGTCTATGTGTTTTAATATAGAAATAGCAAAATCTTTAGTATAAGTTGGAACTCCTAATTTATCATCTACAACAAAAAGTTCTTTACGTCCAGATTTTACTTGTTTCATTATCTTATTGACGAATTTTTTATCAACTTCAGGTCCTCCTCCCATCATCCAACCCGCCCTAAATATCCAGAATTTATTGTAGTCTTGTTGCAATAAAGATTGTTCTGTATAATACTTACTTTTTCCGTAAGCGCTTAATGGATAGGGAATATCTTCTTCTGTATAAAATTCTTTATCGTTTCCGAATATTCCTGCGGTACTTATGAATATGTACGGTATATTTCTATCTTTTGCTAAATTAAATAAATGTACAGCAGAAATTGTATTAGTCAAATAACAATCATCTTTTTCTTTTTCTGAGTATTCTAAATCTACTAAAGCTGCAAAATTTAGTATAATATCAGGATTATACTTTTCTACTATTTTAGTAGTGTGTTCTAAATCTCTTATATCACAAAACTCTAATCCTGAGTTTGTATCTTTATCGGTAAAAATAAACTTATCTATTTCTACTGATTCTTTTAATGTAGTACCTAACATACCTGCAGCTCCAAATACTAATGCTTTTTTATATTTCATCTTTATTTAATTTAAATCTTTATTGAATATGTAATTAAAATATCTTTCTAATATCCATGGAGATAATTCTACAGTTTCTAATATGTGTTTTACATTTTTATAAAAGTCTAAAGATTTACAATGTATTGTATCTCTATGAATTATAAAGTTACAAGCAGGGGCAAAGTTAATGATCCCTGGGAAATTTGATTCTCTAAATATTGCATTCCATACATCTAGCATTGGATAATTTAATTCGTTTTGAGTACATTTATATACTCCGTAATCACAAAAATAATAAGAACCTTTTGATTTCATTACCGCTTTGGATTCCCATACTGTTTCATCTGAATTAACTATATTTGCCCAATCTAATACATGATCTGAAGGATCATCTTGAGAAAACGCTGTCCACTCTGATAGTGAATAATAATTTTGTATTATGTGATGAATGTAAGTGTGAGGTTCTCTACCTACATTTGGTAATTTTATAAATTTAGATTCTTTTTGACTCTTATCGTATATCAATATTTTTACCGAATTGTTAACATTCGCTAACCAATCCATATTTTTAGCGTAGTGAGAAACTACCAATTCCATATTTAGTTTTTATTTTAAAAGTATATCGTTTGTAAATTCTATTGCCAAATCAATTGTTTCATCCATGTTTAAGTACTTATAACTTCCCATTCTTCCTCCAAAATATATGTTGCTTTCTTTTTTTACGAGCTCAAAATATTTTTCATATATTAATTGATTATTATCGTCATTTACAGGATAGTAAGGTTCTTTACCCAATTCCCAATCATCAGGATATTCTTTAGTTATAATTGTAAAAGGTTGATTTCCAAATTCAAAATGTTTATGTTCTATTATTCTAGTAAAATCATATTTAGATTCTGGATAACTCATCATAAATGTACCTTGATAATCTGAAATTTCTAATCTTTCTTCTTTAAAAATTAAAGATCTATATTCTAAAGATCCAAATTTATAATCATAAAATCTATCTATTGGACCTGTGTAAATTATATTATCAGCTAAAGAATTATAATAATCTTTATTATCTAAATAATCAACATTTAGTTTATAATCTATGCCTTTTATAAGATTATCAAATAACAAATTATAATTTGGAATTCCTTGATAAGGATGATTATAGTAACTATCTTCAAAAGTTAATCTAAAAACTTGTCGTTTTAATATTTCAGCCGGTATTTCTTTTGGATCTTTTTTCCACTGTTTTTTTGAATAACCTTCGTAAAATATTTCGTATAATTCAGGTCCCACTAATTGTAAAGCCCATTCGTAAGCGCTTTTAGGATTAGGATATAATTTTTTATAAGGCTCTGTAACTTCTTCTATTTTCTTTTTAGCTTCTTCAGGAGTAATAACACCATAAACTTGATGTAGAGTTAACATGTTTATGGGAAAAGAGTAAATAGTGTCTTTATACCGTAATTTTGGTCTACATGAAAAATGATTAATTGTAGTGTATTTGTTTATAAATTCCCACACTCTTAATTTATCAGTGTGAAATATATGAGGTCCGTATTTATGTACTTTTATTCCATCTATATTTTCGCTGTAACAATTTCCACCTATATGATTTCTTTTTTCTAAAATAAGACATCTTTTACCAGCATTAGTTAAAATGTGAGCACTAACTAAACCATAAAGTCCTGAACCAATTATTAAATAATCGTATTTTTTATTCATTTTAATTATTTTCTTTTGATAAAAAATCCGTCTCCCCAAGTATATCCTCCCCAATCTTCTTCAACCAATTCAAATCCATAATTTTTTAAAAAATCTTCTAACTCGTATATCTGTGCACAATTTTCATATACCTCTGCTCTATTTATTTCTGACATTATGTAATCTATTGAATTTAAAGTTTTTTCTGCACCTTTTAAAACTTCTAATTCGAATCCTTGAACGTCCATGTTAATAAAATTAAAGTTATCTAATTTTAATCCCACATCGTCAAGTCTCTTCATATCTACTATTTCTTTTTCGTTAAAAGTTATGTGAGGATATTGTATTAAATGTCCTTTTGGTTTTAATACAGAACAAGATTGACCTAAATTAACACTCTCAACATACATTTCTATTTCTTTATTTTCATTACCGAGAGCAATATTGTATAAAGTATATTTTTCGTCTTTAATATTTTCTTTTAACTTATTAAAATTACTTTTTAAGGGTTCAAAAAATGCTCTATTTTTTATACCTACATTATCATAAGCTGGATTTTCTTCTCCGAAATGTGCACCTATATGGATAACACCTTTTATATCCATCTCGTATTTTTCAACTAATTGTATTAAATTTAAAATCATGATATTTTGTTTTATAAAATTATCCAAGAAGATGGATATAAATCTTTTGTATTATGAACTCCTTCGTACGCTGGACCAAACCAATTTTTAGGAGCTACTACTTTTTTATTGAGATTTTTATTTAACCATGCAGCCCACCAACTAAATGAACTGTTTGCTATTATGTTATGATTACATAAAGACATCATTTGTAAATCTGTGTAAGAATCATTTCCTTCAATATAAATTAAATTATCTTGATCTCCAAACATATTTTTCGTGTACTCTATATCATCAGAAAATATTAAGAACGTATATTCTTGATCAGTAAAATTTTCTAAGGCTGATATGTAATATTCTGATGAACATATTGGATGGAATTGCTGTAAACCAGCATAATCGCCAACTCTAATGTGTATGCTAACCGTATTAAGACCAATAAAATGCGGGGATAATTTGTTTTTAAACGAAAGTATATTTTTGAGATCATTTTCTACGTGTTTAAAATATTTTTCTGTTTGATAATATCCTCTAATGTTTTTATTATCTGGTATCGAGAATATGTTCTCACAAAAATGGAAATAAGGTTCTTGTACATCTATGTTTATATTATTGAATTCTTTTTTAGAACATAGTAAATCATCTGGAATATTAAAACATTTAGGTACATCAAAAGTAACTTCTCTTCGTATACCGTCTTTAAAATCTTCTATAGAAGGTTCAGTCATGTTCTCTATTGGAAATTTAACTTCGTAACCAAGTTTTTTTGCTATACCGTAAGTAGAAGCAAATTGAAATAACTGATTGCCTAACCTACCAAAATGTCCTATCTCTTTATAAGTTATCACAATTATTTTCTAATTTTTGGATAATTTAATATAAACCAATCTATTGATTCTTTTAAACCTATTTCTAGGGTTGTAAAATTATATTCACCTATTATACTTAATAATTTTTTATTACTTGAAGGTTTCCTGTATTGTCCATTTGGTTTATCGGTTAACCATTTTACTTCTCCATCGAAGCCCAGATGCTCAACAATAAGATCTACAACTTGTTTGATAGTATACTCAGTAGGATTTGAAATAATCACAGGATCAGTTCCCTCGTACTTTTCTAATAGTAAATCCACAATATTTGCAACATCTTTAGAAAATATAAATTCTCTTAACGGTGCACCATCACCCCAAACTTCAAATGGCGTATTATTTTGTTTCGCTAAATAACACTTGTGAATTAATGTTGGTATAACATGACCATTATCTAAATTGTAATTATCATTTGGACCGTAAACATTACAAGGAATAACAGAAAAATATTTGGTACCATATTGTTTATTGTAAGCTTGAATTTGTACATCAGCCATTCTCTTAGCATAAGCATAAGGAGCATTAGTAAAGTGAGGTTCTCCTAAATGTATTTTAGTTTCATCTAAAGGATATTCAACATCATTTGGAAATACACAAGTTGATAAAAAGCAAACTAATTTTTTTACTTCTCTTCTATAGCATGTATCTATGATGTTTGCGTTCATCATAATATTTTTATAATAGAATTCTGCTGGGTAATTCATATTTGCACCTACGCCACCTACTTTGGCAGCGCAGTGAATTACAACGTCTGGTTTGTAATCTCTAAACATTAATCCAGTATCAAATAAACTAACTAAATTATATTTAGATCCAACTTTTTCTCCTTCTTCAAAAGCAGATCCTATTAATCCAGTTCCACCGGTAATTAATTTTTTCATGTTAAAATACGTATTCGTTTACCCAATATGTAACCATCTCTTTTATCATGCTTTCAAAATCGTATTCTGGTTCCCATCCAGTCGCAGATTTTAATTTTGAAGCATCTCCTTTTAAAAATTCAAGTTCTTCTGGTCTTAGAAATTTTTCATCTATATCAACCCATTTTTTATAATCTAATCCGATTTCGTTAAAAGCTAATTCGCACAACTCTCTTACTGTATGGGATACTCCTGTAGCGCACACAAAATCATCTGGTTGATCTAATTGTAAAATCATGTGCATTGCTCTTACATAATCCTTAGCGTGACCCCAATCTCTTGCTGCGTCTAAATTTCCCAATAGTAATTTATTTGATGATACGTATTTAATTTTAGCCGCTTCTTTACAAACTTTATTTGTTACAAAATTAGTACCTCTTCTTGGAGATTCATGATTAAATAAAATTCCATTAGACACGAACAATCCATAAGAATTTCTATAATTTCTTGCTATGTTATAACCAAATAATTTAGCGCATCCATATGGTGATACAGGATTCATTGGAGTGGTCTCTCTTTGAAATCCGTCTGAATCTATTGAGTTACCAAACATTTCAGATGAAGAAGCTTGATACAGTTTTATTTTAGGATTAATTTCTTTTATTGCTTCTAACATGTTTAGAACACCTAAACCTGTTGCGTTAGCTGTATATATAGGTTGATCAAAAGAAATTCTAACATGAGACTGTGCTGCTAAATTATATATCTCGTCTGGTTCAACTTTATTAATTACTCTAATTAAAGAAGAAAGATCAGTCATATCTGCATAGTGCAAATTGTTTTTAATTTGATCATAGATTTCATTTAATCTAACAGTTTGATTCTCGGCAACAGAGTTTCTTTTAATAGTTCCATGTACAATATATCCTTTTTCTAATAGAAATTCTGCAAGATAACTTCCATCTTGACCAGAAATTCCAAAAATAAGAGCTCTTTTATTCATATTTTTTATTTATAACATTTTCAAAAAGTTATTGCTTTAATTACAGGTATTAACGCAACTTTTTCACTCATATTGTATCGTATAAACTGTTTTGTTTTTCTTGTCGTTTAATATCTTTAGGATGATATAACGCCCATGTTTCATCAGAATCTGGTAAGTAAGTATAAATTTGGCAGCCACAAATTCTTTCATGAACTTTACCTTCCCATTTTAGAGATGGTTGATTTTTAATTATCCTTGTTTGATAATCTGGCCAATTAATATATCCTTTTTTATTTACATTCCATCTCCATTTTCCGAGGTGTTCTTTGGTCAATCCAGTTACAGTATTAACTCTTGGAACGTGTACACATTCTATTGGTCTATTTTCTGTTAAAATAGTTTTTAAGTGAGATATTAATGAACTTGATAAATACTCATCTGCGTCAATAAAGAAAATATACTCTTTTGAACAATTAGATTTTAAATTATTTTTAAATGATGCAAAATCATTATTCAAAGAATATTGAGTAAATGTAATCCTATCAAAATATTCTTTCACCGTAGATATAACTTCATCTGTAGCTGTTGTATCTAATTGTACAACTATTTCATCATTATCCTCAATATAAGATAATAATTGATCTAATAATCTTTTTAATTCTACGTGTTCATTACATGCTGTAATAGCATAACTGATACTTACTCTATTCATATATCAAATAAATTTATATAATCACACGCAGCGTAAAAATCTTTTCCAAAATCTTGAGTAGAAGATGCATCAGACTTATGTGATTGTCCTTTGTATTTAGGTAATTTTAATTCTTCTTCTGTTAACCTAATACTTTTAGTTGCTCTCCATTGCCAATCATCTGCAAATTTTCCAAATGGATAAACAGTACCTTTGCCTTTGATGTTTATTGTCATTGGATACCAAACTCTTTTAATTTCATCTGTTTGTTTAATATCTTTATATAACATGGGAAAAGCATCATCTTCTTCATAAGCAAAAAAATCAAACTCACCTTCTCTCATTAAATCGGTTGTTTCAAATCCACACGCAATACAAGAATACTTGTTATGAAATTCATTTATTGGTTCTATGTTGCAACATTCATCTTGTTTACAAAGAGGACATAGCATTAAAGTAGTGTCTATCATTATTCGTCTTTTTTAATTGTGGGAAGTTCTATCTTTTTTAAGGTTGGTAATTTTAATCCAACTTGTTTAGGAACTTTATCTAGATATAAACCTAATTTATTTTTCATTTCTTCAAAAGAAAACATTGTTTTTGATTTATGAGCTTGTTGTTTTGCTTTCTCTACGTATTTAGGATACTTTTCAAAAATATCGCGGAAAAAATATTCTACTTGTTTAATATCAGGAGAAAACCATCCTGATTCTGGAATTAACATATCTTGAACAACTGCTGAAGGATGAATTTGAGTTAATTGGCCTATTACTAAACTTGTATATTCCATAAATAGAAAATCTGTATGCCCTGAATAGGCTGTAGCTATGATTGGTTTTTTAGATAGACTAAATTCTAACAGAGGTCTTCCAAATCCTTCGCCTTTAGTTAAACTAACCATGGCTTTAATTTTTCCATGATTATAAAGATAATTCATATCTTGATCATCTAATTCTCCATGAAGTAAATATAGACTTGGTAAATCTTTAGAATCAATTGATTTTCTAATTGAATCAATCTTTTCTAAAATTGCTTCTCTATCCATTATACTTGCGCCGCCACTTGAGATCTTAAGTACCATAGCGGGTTTATTCTTTTTATTCTTAAAAGTTTCTAAGAATGTTTTAATTGTTAACCCTATATTTTTTCTATCTTCTCCTAAATCTCCCTGTAACCAATGACCTACGACTAAATAACAAAAACTCTCTTTAATTTCGTCTAGCTTTAAAACTAAATCAGTACCTTCTATTGCGTCGTCTTCTATAAAAAAGTATTTGTTTAAATCTGCGCCTTCAAATAATACATCTACTGGCTTTTCTAATTTAATCTCTCTTGTTATTTGACCTTGAGGATTTTTTTCTTGAAAGGTTGTTTGTTTAAAAACATTTTTTGCATGTTCAGAAGACACTAAAGTTAAATTCATTCGATTGATTCCATCAATCCAACTAGCGTGACAAATAGTTGTTTCTATACCAGCCGTTAGTCCTAAATTGTACTTTCCAACAGGTTGAAATTCGTTGGGAACAGTAATTTGACACCAAAAATCAGGTTGTTTTTTCATTTGTCCTGAATTATTAAATAAAGGAATCATCCATCCCCATTCATTTTTATTGTCTGCTATATATCCCCATGGAGTTGATCCCCATCTTTGAGGCAAAATTTCAATTTCCCATTCATCTTTTTTTAATTCGTAAAGAGCTTTTACAAAATCTCTACTTCTTGCTCCGTATCCTGAGTATGTATCAATTGGACACGATATAACTGCGTACTGCTTCATAGACTATTAATATGTTAAAGGGTGTGGTATACTTTTTGGTTTTAAATCTTCTATTTTATTGAATTCGAATTTATTTCTTGGTTTACATCTATCAAAAGTTTCGTTGATGCCTTCAATTACATTTTTAGCCATTAATCTCGCACTCATCATTGATTCATCTGATGTAACCCATTCTCTAGCAGCTTTACAGACATCTTCATATGTTGCAAAACCTCTAGTTAAAGAACCATATTTAGGTTGATCAGTTTTCAATGCATACACTTCTTGAATTTGAATAGCAATATCTCTAAAATCTGCTCTATCATCCCAAATGTAAGGAGTTGGAATTGATCCTACCAAACTCATATTGCTAGGAAATACTGGGAATGCCCATTTGCCGTGTTTTTTATAGGTACCAAAATGATTAGAAGGAATTTCTTTTGACGGCGTAAACCAATTTCCATCTACATCTTCAAATCTCATTTGATCTTGCATTCCACCAGTTACTGTTGCGATAATGGGTTTTCCACACATCATGCCTTCTGTTAAACTCAATCCCCAACCTTCATTAGAAGAGATTAAAGCCACAGCGTCAGTAGCATTATACATTAAATTCATTTGATCTACTGGAAGTCTACTATCGTTAATAATGACGTTCTTATGATCTTCTGAACAAAGTAAATTTATCACTGCAGGTAAATCTGTGCCATTTTCATCTAAAGCTTGAGTGTGCAACAATAAAGCGCATTTAGCAGCATTTTCTTCTCCAATCTCATCACAAAAATGTGACCATGCAGCAATTAAATCAGAAACGCATTTTCTTCTAATATTTCTTGCATTATAGAATAAAACAAACTCGTATTCTTTTCCTTTAAAAAGATCTTTTTTCATGTCTTGAACTTTTAAATAGTCTTCTAACATGAATTCTGGATCTATTGGGTAAAAATGCTTTTCATTAATTCCGTGAGGTACATATTTAATTACTTTATCTTTTGCTATTTCTCCTAAAACAAGATCATTGATATTTTTAGTTTGTTTTGAAATTGCTAACAAAGCATCACAAGATTCATAATATGCTTTATTATATAGTGGTGCAGGTAAATCATCCCAAATATTCAAATAAATAATAGGAATAGTTTTTCTAATTTCGTTCTCCATTTGAAATAACCATGTCCAATACCTTGGATCAGTGAACATCATCAATGCATGTGGCTTTTCTATTTCGATTAGATTTCTAACCAATTCTTGACTACCATAACCATTGATTGGATAAACGAACACATAAGCATCATTAATTCCTAATATTTTATTAGTATCTTCACAGATATCTAATCTTTTTCCTTGATCTGGGTGATTGATTGCGCCGCCTAAATTTGCCCAATTAAAAACGTGCGCAGTATTAACTACAATTTCTCTTGCCATAGTGGAAATTCCACTTGTCATTCTAATATCATCGCATAATAACAGAATTTTTTTTCTGTCCTTTTGTGGTATGTAACCTTCTATCATAACGAGCTTTAATTTATTTTACTAATCCTGGATTTTCTGATCCAGTATAATGTGTGTTTATTTGATTGTATATTGTCTTTCTAAACGCCTCATCTGTCATGTAGAGATATAGAGCTCTTTCTACGACCTCTTGTAAGTTCATCTTAGATTTTATACAGGTTACTTTGAAGTCCTCGTATAGAGTCTCTGGTATCTTCAGAGACGTTGTAGATCTTTTTGGTTTTTGTGTCATTGTATTCTTTTCTATAAATATCTACATATACAAGTTAAATATCTATATATATAAAAATAATTTAAGATTTTGAACAAAGATCAGGTCGATCTTTAAATTCACACCATTTACATCCATTGAAATTTTTCTGGTACTCTTTGTCTATATATTTTGCGTCTTTAGTAAAACACTCTCTAACAAAAGATTCAAATTCTTCTACCGACTTTTTTAATTTTGATTTTCCTTGAGCGGGTATAATTTCTTGAACCCAGTGAGTTGGAAATTCTTCACTAATAAATGGGCGTCTTTTTACTATCATGAATAAAACATCTACTTCTTCAGGAGTTATTTTTAAGGCCCTTGAATAGAAATGCTTGTACAATAGTATTTGACTTAATTTTAGATCATCCTTTTTATCAGAATCTTTCCATCCACCTGTGCTTGTCTTAAAATCAATAATTTTATATTTCTTTAAATCTTCATCGTAAAAAATAATGTCTATATATCCTTGCATAATGACATTTGGAATTTCCTCAACAATATATTGCTCCATTGGAGTTTCAATTCCAATTAGCTTTACTTTTTTTGTGGTAAAATACTTTTTTCTATGTTTTTTTAGCCAAGAAAGAATGTTAACACCGTCTTGTATGAATGCAGTAAAATCTTCTTTACTTACATAGTGTTCACTCTTATTCTTTTCTTTTTCTTCTGAGTAATTGACTATCATTCTTTCTTTCAAGAAAGCTTCGTAATCAAATTCTTCAGATTTTTTTACAGACTCTTCGTACATTAGTCTTAAATATTCTTGTATTGTCTCATGGAAACTAGTACCAAATAATGTATGAATACTTGGTTTAAATACTTTCTGTTTCTTTACATAGTTTAAATACCATCTAAAGTTACACTGTTTATACATTGAATACTGAGAATACGAAACAGACTTTTGGTAAGCATAATTTATAGTGGATTCCCTTTTTGTCATAACTTATTTTTTCCATCTACTATACTCTTAATTTTTTTTAGGTACAGTATTGCATCCATGTGTTCCTCTATTGCGTGTTGTAGCCAATCTGATAAAGATAGATCTAGCCTATCTAAATCCGTATTATATTTTAATTTTCCAAATTTAGCTCTATCGATAAAAGAATCAACTATAGAATCAACTATAGAATCAGTTTTTAAAATAGTTCTAGAATTTTTTTCATCATAAACAATCGCTTTATCATCAAAATCTCTACTTGCCATCTTCTGCTTCTACTTTTAATTGTGATGATAATTCTGGTGGTAGTAATTCTTTATTAAGGTGGCCACATTTAGAGCACACAAAAACTTGAATTGGAGATATGGCGTCTTGAGCAGAACCGCCTGGAATTAAAAACTTACTAACTTTTCTAATCATTACTGCTTCAGAAAAAGTTTGATTTTTACATTCTTCACAAACTATTGGTGTTGTTTTGTCAATGGATACACTTACTTGTGATCTTGTTTGTTGCATAATTTAAATTTAAATAAAAAAAAGGTATACCAAATATTGTAGATATTCTACTAATATAAGGTATACCTATTAAAGTATAAAATATAAAATCTATGTGATTAAGACATCGCTTCTTGTCCAATTAAATGAGCTCCTACACTTGAACCAGTAGTAGAAGTTGTAACAGCTACAGTTAAAATATCAGGTAAATTACCTCTAATTGTATTATATAAAGGGAAGAAATTACTTAAATCAATTGTTTGTAATCCAGATCCACCAGCAGGCGATACGAATGCATATACTACTTCTCCAGATCCTGAATTTAATTGCGTAGCTGATATATCTCTTGTTACGAATGAGTTAAGTGATCCTAAAGTATTCATTGGAACAAAAGATGATCCAGTTAATATTATAGGATTATTAGGTGTACTTGCTATTAATTCAACTACACATAATTGGTCAGAAGAAATTACTAAGTTTAAAGGTAAAATTTGACCTCTATTAATTAATCCTATTGTATAAACATTTCCTGCACTTTGAGCAGATTGAGTCATAGGTAATCCTATAACTTGATCTACGAAATTAATAGTATTATTTGTATTACTTAATATACGTCCAACTTGTGATCCTGTAGGAAAATAAATTGATTTTCCAAGCCATTGATTACTTGTCCATGGAGTACCTGAAACAGTAATACTTGAAGTCGTAGCTGAAGTTATTGCTGCAGAAGCTTGAGTGTATTCTTGAGTTCCCATAGGTCTATTTTGAATAGACAATACTGGAAATCTATAAGCTCCTGCATTTACTAATCTTCTAGGCTGTTGTGGATTAATTCCATAAGCATAAGTAAAACCTCTTTGAGCATCTCTTCCGCCTTCTACAACTACTGATACTCCATAATGCACAAATGTGGTACCTGCTGTAATACCAACAAAAGATTGAGATACGCTTCCTGTTACATAAGAAAAATTTAATCCATAACTAGCTGAAACTGCTCCATTATTAGATAAAGGAAGACTCGCTGATAATAATAATGATGGAGTTGTAGATGATGCAGAGGCTATTATTCCAAATGCAGATGAAGACGCATTGATTGCTGTAGCTATATTTTGATAAGTAGTGTATAAAGATGATCCAGTTGCAACATAATATCTTGGAGGGACACTACCACTTGCAACTAGTCCAGTACTAGATGTTGTAAAAAATGTTCCGCTAATTGAGCCTGATAATTGGAAAGAAGATCCATCTGTAAAAGACGATGTAACTATTGTATTAGCTGATAAAAAAGATCCGCTATTTCTTACTTCATATCTAACAGGTAAATTACCAGTTCTTGACCATGGCCCTTGACTTATATTTGCAGTATTGTATGTGTGTAAAATGTATTGTTCACTATTAGCTGTAACTCCAAATCTGATAGTTCCCGCACCGTACCATGCATACTCAATCCAAATCATTTGAACGTTCAACCAATTAATTGTAGATATATAAGATTGATCTCCATTCCATAGATTTAAAGGAATTTTAATTGATGTTGGTAAACTACCTGTTAAACTAGCATCAGATCTAACACACACATACATTCCATATGGATTATTTACAGAAGGTAAACCTTGTTCAAAGTATGCACCATTTGAATCATCAAAAAAACCGACTCTTTGATAGTTGCCATTAACAGGACCACCAAAGTTAGCATTTGCAGCCATATACATTGTCTTTCCTGGCTGATATCTATGATATGGTCTAGATTGTCGAATAGCAGTATCATTAGAACCTGTACCAACTTGCATTACAACACCTCCTAAACTTGGAACTTGTTGAATTGAAGCTGATCCATATAATAATGCTTCCCAACGTAGTGGTTGGGATCCATATTCAAAATCAGCTTCGTATACGTTTTGATGTATTGTTACTTTTTGACGACCGAAATTATCGGCAGTTTTTTCCGATGGTTGTGTGTGTAAAGAAAATCCACCGTCGGATAACGACGTACCACTAAATCCATAGTTAGGATTAGAAATATTAAATTGCGCCATGTAAATTATTATTTCTAATAAATATACTTAATATACGCGTAAATAAATTCTTATTACGCGTATGTATCTATTTCAACCCCTTTTGATTCTATCAGTTCGCCTTCTGGTCCGTAAATTTTAAATACAAAATGATTACGAATTTTAGCGTATTCTTCTAATTTACGATAAACTCCATCTTTAAGATGATGTTCGAATTCTTCTTTTACTAATTCTCCGTTTTCCCAAAAAGAGATCTGTAATTTGTGATTGTGATGTGCCATTTTTTAATATTTTATTTTTTAAAGTATCTTTTCCAAATTCTTCTAGTTTTAGAAGTGTACATTTTTAAATACCATCTGTTAAAAAATACATTCAGCTTATAAATATTATAGCTTTTTAATAAAGCATCATATATCTCATCTACTTCTACAGGATTCGCACACCATGTAGAATCTATCCATGGAATTTCTGTAGATCCAATTAAAGGAACGCCTTGACTTATTAAGTCCGCACCAACTATATTAAAAGTTTCAGAAAATGAACATTGCATTCCTAGATCCATCGCTGCACATGTTTTAATAAATTCTTCTCTAGGTTGCCAATCATGATTTATTAATCTATGACCAGTTGGGTATAACTGAGTAAAAAATCCTTTTAAATTATGAAGAACAGGTTCTCCTTTCATTTCAATTCTACCTGCGTTTATATGGAAGTTTAATTTCTTTCCTATTTTATCTGCAAATTTAACTGCAGCAATTGCTTGTAGCATGTGATTTTTTAAAGGTCTTACCGCTCCAAAACAACCTATATCTATAGTATCTTTTTTCTTATCAAGAATCTTAGATTTATATTCTTGTGGATAAAAATTTGGAAGGTATATAATTTTATCTTCAACTTCTTGAGTAGTTAAATCTAATACTCTTTTAACATACATTCTTACTTCTTTTAAAGCTCTTGGAGCATTAGCAGCAATAACAATATTGTTAAATCTAGCATAGTCTGCAATCCAATCAAATGCGATACCTTCATTTGCTAAAAATGGAACTTCACTATGCAATCTGATAATCCATTTAACGTTAGGATGCAATTTACAAAGTACACTAAATTTACTAGGAACAACCCAAAGAGCTTCTATAATAACGTGAGTTGGCTTAAATAAATTAACTTCTCTATCTATATCATTATTATCTATAACAACAACTAATTTACTATTACGTCCTGCTTTTTGGAGCATTTCATTCATAAAATTTGCTGAATTATAAAGACCTGTACTTAGGCCGATGTGAGAGTCTATAACCGAATGATAGTCTTCTTTTCTTTTTAGGATAAAAAGGATTTTATTTTCTGACATAATAAATAGTACTATATTTTTTAGGGAAGGTTCCTTTATAAATATAATACTATTTTTTAAGATACATTAATATTCATTTAAATTATTTAACTAATTTATCAGCAGCATAGGTCATAACTGGAGAAAGTCCTTTATGTCTAACATGGTAACCCATGCTAGTTACGATACCAACTGCGTTAGTTAATGCTTTATTAGACTGCCATTTAGGATCTGGATTTAAATCTATATCAATCCATTTTGCAATTATTCCTAATTCTGATTTTAATTTTTCTGCTACTTCTACTGAATACCAAACTTCATTTAACAATCTAATTGAGTTTTCAGTCAATCTTACTCTTGGTTCATCGAACATTGCAAATAATACATGCGCTCCTTTACCTGGATTGTACATACCAATTACTACTGCATAAGTAGTTTTTCTTCCTTGATTTTGAGAATCACATCCAACTAAAATCTCAGAGTCTGGGAATTTAATCATATGAGTTTTAACATATGGAATCAAATCAATTGGTTGGCGCTTTTCTAATGTTCTAAATTGCCTTTCCATGTAAACCTCCTTTTTTAATAAATATTAAAAGTACTCGTGATGGGATTCGAACCCACATGACTCAGATTTTAAGTCTGATACGGTATGCCATTTACGTCACACAGGCATGTGCTGGGAGCGACCCAGCTTTGAATGAGTTTATCTTGAAGTCTAACTACGGCCGGAAGAAACATAATGAGAAAACTACATTCATTAAACACTTCTGTTTCTTTTGTACACCTAGTCGGATTCGAACCGACACTGAATAGATCCTAAGTCTATTGCCTCTCCCGTTGGGCTACAGGTGCTTGATGTCCCCCATTTTTAGGGAGGCCGTGTTTCCTTATTTGAATAGTTTTAAACCGGCTACTTACGAACGTACTATTGCTGTTTCCCATGGATTCGAACCATGACGTGGACTTTAGGAAGAGGACATTGCGCGCTTTGTGGTCAACCCATTATCCAATCTTTATTAGTTGCTCCACACCCTCGAGACAGGAGAGTGCGTCTGCCAAGCTTTTCAGCGTTTCGCCAGGAAACAGTGTTTATTTATGCTTCATGTGTGAAATCCATCTTGCACCTAAATCAACCAATGCAAAAAATGGTGCTCCCCATACAAATATTATTGCATCAAATCCTGGCGTGTTTCCTATAACACCATCCAGTGATTTTTTCTTATTACTTCCAATCATTCTAGTGATAACATAAATGATGCTCACTATCCAAATTATTCCCCAAATCATACTTTTTATTTTTTTCTTTTAAAACATTTTTATAATAAATAAAAGTTCTAGTGGTCTTATCTGAATTCGAATCAGATCGTAGAATTTAGAAGATTCTCATGCTTCCATTACATCATAAGACCAAAAATGACACCTTCATTTATCCAACTCACTGGTGTTCTGCTACTTATCAGAACGGAGAGCGAAAGACGAGGTTCGAACTCGCAACCCCCGACTTGGAAGGACGGTGCGCTACCAATTGCGCCACTTTCGCGTTTTAATAATTTTATACTAAGTACTCATTCGATGAATTATATATCTTAAGTTCATCCTCTATAAGTTCAGACATTTCTACTTTCTTAGGATCGCTAGATAAACACCAAGTATTGGATTTATATCCATATGAATGAATAGTAAAATCATTCAATGGAAACCATACTAATGTAAATTTATCGACATATAAAACTTTAGCTCTATTTTTAAGCCTTATATGTGTTTGATTATCAGAACCGTCGGTAAAGATATCCCCGACTTTTATTTCTCTTCCATCAATATATCTTCTCATAACTATTTATCTTTTGAGGTCAATTCCAGACTCGAACTGGAGATTCATGATTACAAATCAAGTGTTATAGCCAACTTAACTAATCGACCTTATGTCGCATTACCAATACTCGAAATTGGAATAAAGCCTTATGAGGACTCTGTGATAGCCGTTTCACCATAATGCGATTTTAAAATTTTGTACACTTATCAGAGTGTAGTAAGTTAGAAAGAACCGTATAGGAATTTAACCTATCCTTATATTAATATGACTACGAATTACTTCGTTTCAGCCAACCGCCCAAGCTAACTACCTATACTAATAAATGAACGTAGCTGATACTACTGTAATGCGATAGTCTTTACACTTCTATAACTACATCACTCATTTACTTTCTAGCAAAATTTTAGTTGCGCCGGGATAGATTCGAACTATCGATTTTGACCTTATGAGAGTCATGAGATGACCACTTCTCTACCGCGCAATTTTATTTTTATAATATTCTATCATTCTTTTAGAATGAGATTCTAAATTCTCTTTATTAGAAAATCTTAATTTAGCCTTTTCTGATAATTTACATTTGGTTTCTTCTGAAGAAACTCTTTTTTTATTAGACTCAGACAATTTTTTTCTAGTTTCTTCAGTAAATTTTCTACCTTTTGCCTTTTCAGATATTACTCTTTTAGTATCTTCTGAATGGGTTCTACCTTTAAAATGAGGTCCTCCCTCTCCTCCTACTCCTATATTATAAGTTCTACCTGTTTTTATGAAATCCTCTGTAACTAATTCAATTTCTTTTCTGTTCATTTCTTCTTCATTATCAAAAATAAATAGAATCTCTTTTTTGAATTTACTTTTCCCATATTTTTTTATGGCTTTTTGTAAAGCTACTCCTGACCCATAATAATCATCATCTATGTTGATAGTTTGATGTTTACCTACGTAAATTTTAGAATTAATTAAATTAGTTATTTTATAGATAATATATTTCATATATCTATAAATATTAGCTAATTTAATCTAGCGAGCTACCTATTCACTTCCTCGCAATATTAAAGTTGATCCTACCAGACTCGAACTGGTCACCTAATGATTATGAGTCACTTGCTCTAACCTGATGAGCTAAGGATCAGTGAGAAATTACCTATTCTCCAAGTTGGACGCCTACCAAGTCATGCTCAGGTTATTCCAATAGGTAACATTCTGTTTCTCATATTGGACTCGAACCAATGACCTGCTGCTCTCCGCAGCTGCTCTAACCAACTGAGCTAATGAAAATAACTACTACCATTTTTCGCCTGCAAGCTACTTTAAGGGGTGTGTAGAGGATATAGAACATACTTTCAAGTTGCAGCTTGGTTTTTGTTCTTCCAATCCTTTGGCGGCTCTAACGGGATTCGAACCCGTACCACACACCGTGACAAGGTGGTATTGTAAACCATTCAACCATAAAGCCAATTGTACAGCGTACGGGGATCGAACCCGTATTATACCCGTGAAAGGGGCATGAACTAACCATTATTCGAACGCTGCATTTATATAGTAAATATACTACAATAAGTTATATATATGAACTATATCTTTTAAGTGGGCCAGAAGAGACTCGAACTCTTGTGCTTACGTTTTACAGACGGCGCCCACAACCCTGGTGTCTGACCCATTATTTAATGCGCTCCCTGAGAATTACGATATCTCGACCTCGATCTTAACAGGATCTTGCTCTGCCTCTGAGCTAAAGGAGCTTGTGTGGAGATACTAAGGCTCGAACTTAGATTCCATGAGTATCAGTCATGTGTGCTTACCATTCTACTATATCTCCAAATGGGGTCCGATGCATTCTTTCCATCTACTCGGACCAACATAGAGGATGCGAGGAGAGCATTGCATCGAAGCAAATACCTTTTTAGAGTACCACACGCTTAGCAGGCGGTGACAGCAACCTTACTGTTTTACTCTCCATAATTATGACCCGGGGGTAAATCACAGACTCGAACTGAAACCTCTTGCTCCACAAACAAGCGTGCTAACCATTACACTAATAAACCCATAAAAATAGTCATTGCTACAACACCTTTCGTCCACTTTCTTGGCAGGACCTCCATCATGAGTTCCGTTAATTGATGTATTTTTATAACCCTCGACGGAACAAGCAGGGTAACTATTTAGAGGAGGAAGACGGACTCGAACCCTCAAACCGGCTTTTTACACCGATACGGCAGTTTTCAAGACTGCTGCCTTACGCAATTAGGCTATTCCTCCAAATTATAAGATGCTTCTCAGGGACTCGAACCCCAATTACTTGAATCAAAATCAAGTGTGTTAACCGTTACACTAAGAAGCAATAAATTAAAGGCTTTTCACCTTTTAGGCAATGCTTGTTTTCATTGAGCCGGCATTTACTGGAATGGCCATGAGCAGCAAAAGAATTTCGAAATCTCAACCTTCACATTGGCAATGTGACGCTCTAGCCTTTGAGCTACTGCTGCATGAGTATAGTAGGAGATATCATCCTTGAGGTTACTATACATTTTATCCTCTTTGTAGGCACTATCCGAGTCGAACGGATGATCTTCACTTTGTAAGAGTGACGCTTTAAAACCATCTAAGCGAAGCGCCCATTTGTACCTTCTTTTGAGAAAGTGAAGGCACATTCATCTTTCGGAAAGTTCCATTTATTCAACAAAGGCCTTTGTTTAATGTTTACTTTCAAACCCATAGTGGAAAGTAAGGGTATCGAACCCTTCTCATAGATCTTGCAAAGATCCATCGCCAAGCCTTGGAACATGACTCCCCAAATTAATGGATTTGTTTAATTTGATTAACAATACCATTTAAAAAATAGCTTTTCAAAAGTCGAGATGACAAGGGTCGAACTTGCACGATGTCTTCATCCCAAATGAAGCGACCTAGCCAATTGGTCCACATCTCGATAAATTCCATATGTCAAAGATCCAAAAGAGGTTAAGGTGAGAATTGAACTCACGTATCAGCGTTTGCAGTGCTGTGCCTTTATCCACTCGGCCACTCAACCATTCATGTACTCTTAAAGCGATTCGAACGCTTATTGCTAGATCCGTAGTCTAGAGTTCTAATCCATTGAACTATAAGAGCATTTTGCACGCATACTAAGATTCGAACTTAGAACAGCGGTTTTGGAGGCCGACATGATACCATTTCACCATACACGCGTATATTTTTTGTACCCCCTGTGAGATTCGAACTCACAACCCCATGGTTAAAAGCCACGTACATCTACCAATTGAGCTAAGAGGGCGTTTGTGTTCCCTCCTGCTTCAGAGAGACTTTTAACTTATAATTTTCTTCATTTTTATTTTATCTTTATCAAAGTGTTATTTTCAATTGCTTTTCTGATCCATCTCATAAAAGTTATAGCTTTGTCCGTTGCCATTAACGTTGCGCCTGCTATGTCTTCTGTCGGTATTGTAAACTGATACGTTTCTCCGTCAGGGGTTTTATTACTATTGTAAACATTATAGTAGAAAAAACCAGCTCTATAACTATCAAATGATACAACATGCTCTTTTGTCACTATGTCTTTTATATTCATTTCCATTTTGTTTTTCTATTATATTTCCATATTCTATGTTCTCTCCATTTATGATTTGGCATATTTCCATGATGCCAATTCCAAGATCCGTCTTCATAGTATGGTTCACATAAACTTGGGTTTGTAACAATTTTATACTCTTTGTTATGAGTAGTTATTTGGCTTATTTTGCCTTTAACTGGTTTCATTGTCATTAGGTTTGATTACCTAATGCTTGTCGTATTTATTTTTCATGCGGTAACAAGAAGTAATGATCTTCTCTCTTAAGTTTTTCAGACTTACGCTAATCCATCTCAGCTATGTTACCAAAAATAAAAAACCTCAACTTTTTTTGAGTTGAGGCTTAATTTTTGATTTTATATTTGATCTTTTACAATCCTTCAAAATCATTAAGCCCCGGTGAATTACTAGGTTTTCCTTGCACATCATTAATTGACATAAAACAATAGCCTAGGGATAACGTATTTCTACGCTCTATCTGCCACGCCGATGTATGTAATAAATGTTGTTTCATGCTAATAAATATGTGCATTTATAATAAAACGCTTTTTGTAATTGTGATATAGTAAACTTACTACTAATTTTTGATATAAAAAAATTTATTTTTAAAGTCTCAGTATTGGTTATCAATCAGTTATGCTTAACTAGTTGGTTTCCAATTACCATAACTAGTTGATAATCAATAAAGAATTTTTAAAAGTGACCGTGGAGATGAGGGGATTCGAACCCCTGTCTCTGAAAGTAATCATAATACCCTTCTTACATGCTTAGTCATACTGTACACAGTGACAAGAGTTAATCTGCTATCATCAGGCTACGTGTTTCTAATGTTCCTGTTCTGATGCTTCGCTCAATAACTGATTAGTATGGGTCGTATTGGTATACGAGTTTTGAATCCACCACTTGGTTTAAGTCCAAGAACTTGTAGCATTGGCATACTACTGTGTAAGCTCTAAAATCACGGGCCAAAATCCGTCTAGTCTTCACACGATTTGTAACTATTATGTTCCTAGGTCAGTTACCAACCCGTAGACTAAGCTGCCAGAGCAACAGGAGCATTTGAAAATGCCATGTTGATAACGTTGTTTGCGAAGTCTAGGTTTGCAGTTTTATTTGCGTTTATTTTTTAAGAGTTGTTTACCTCTCTATAGGCTCGCATGTGATACTACCATTCTCATCCAGATCAAATGCCGGGCATCCCCGTTATGTTATAATAAATATATAATAAAAGACCTTTCGAAATACGTAGTCTTAGCAGACAGACTCTCTGACGCTGAGGTCAGCTTACTTCAATGGCTGATTTAATTTTCCACCACCACTTTGAGATGGATTTAAGGTCGTGTCTACTTTAACTGTATCTACTACTTTTTTTGTGGTATCTACTGTTGTTGTAGAACCAGTATTGGTGTTACTTCCACAAGAAATTAAAACTACTACGAAAGCAAGCGCTAATACTACTTTTTTCATGACTATTTGTTTTGATTAATAATTAATAGGATATAAATATAAAACTCTTTTTTGAAATAGAGAAATTTAAGTTTCTAGTGTCTTCCTCTTGGAGTATATATTCTTGGTGTTGGTGTCACTATTATTGGTCTAGGCCCATAATATGGTCGACCGAAATAATAAGGTCTTGGAAATAAAAATGGATCATATCCTAATACTATAGTACTTTGTATAGATGTTTCTCCTGAGCTATAAATTTTTTCTACGGTTTTTGTAGTAATTCCGTTAGTATCTGTTTTATAAGTTTCAATAATTTTATAAGGCGTATCGCATCCAATAAATAAGATTACAAATAATAAAAATAAAATCTTTTTCATGTTATTTACTTTTAATGATTAATTCTCCCAATACTTCTATTCTACCTACCAATTTCTGAAATTCAGTTTGAGTGAGTTTTATATTTTTATAAGTTTTTGACAATTCTTTAATTAATTTTTCGTACTCTTTTTTTGCTATTTCTATATCAAGTTTTCCTGATTCTGCTTTTTTATAGTACGGCAATTTTACAGAAAAATGTTGGTAAGTTAACATAGAAGGACCACCTTTTTTCTTTGCGTCTTCTGCTATTTTTGTAGCGCCCTTCAATCTTTTACCAGAAAATTCTAAAAAAGTTTCACTCTTTTCTAACTCCTCTTTTAATAAATCTTGTAAATTTATCATGATTTATTTTGCGTATTTAAATTGTATATAAACTTTAACTAAAAGGAGCTCCGTTTAATGATTATTTGGTAGTACTATCAGTAGTAATAGTAGTTGGATCTTCTGCAAATAGATTAGAAACAAATTTTCCAACTCCGGCCATTATCAAGACAACAACCGCCACTGTTTTATTGTCATTTACAAAAGAAAATGCACCTACAGCAATTGCTGCGGCTGATAAAGAATCTGCTACTTTTCTTACAGACTTTGGAGTAGGACTCCAATATTGTTTAATACCAAATTGCATATAAATAGTTTTATATAAATATCTTAATTTGTAGATCTTTTATTTAAAAGCCATTTTGAGAAAATATAAAATGTAAAGAAAAGACCCGAAATACAATAAAAAACGATATCTGCGATCCAATATGAACCAGTTATATCCATAATCCATTTGAATAAGGCATCGTAACCAAATGGCAAGAAGAACATGGCCAACATAAGTGATATCTCTTTTAGGATATTTAGTTGTTTTATAGTCATCGGCGTTCATATAAACCTTTATGGTTAGTAATATTGTGTCTTATATAAATATACAGTTATTTAGCACTAGAAAGAAATTGTATAAGTGCGTGTTTTCCTGAACTAGCTCCAATCTGGCGTTTTACTACGTTTCCTGTTGTGTCTGTTATTAGTAATGTTGGTACTGAACTAACATCGTATTTTTGAGCCATAGATCCATTTGCATCTACATCTATATAACTTATTGGAATTCCCAGTTCTGCTGAAGTTTGTTGCAATAATGGTTTGAATGATCTACACGGACCACACCAAGTGGCCGAAAAATATAACACTGACATACTTAATTGTTTTTAAAAATTTTATTCCACCATGATTTTTTTGGTGCAATAGTTTCTTGTTTTTTAATTATAATTGATCTGTTAAAAAGTAATGCTGCTTTTTGAAATACTAATAAATTTTGATCTTTGGATATATTTGTTGTATCTATTCTAATATGAATTGGTACTTCAATGGTCTCGTCACATTCATTAATTATGAAATTAGTATCTACTATCACATAGTCTTTATTATTATGTCTAGCAAATCTTATCATAGTACATATAAATATGTCCTAATTCGATAATGGTGCTTTAATTACTGGGTGTGATTGATAGTTTTCTAATTCAAAAAAATCTGATTTGAATTTATCAATTTTTTCTGTAAATGGTATGCCTATGTCTTTTAAATACCAATATTCGTCTTTACATAAGAGTTTAGGTAATTCATATGGAGTTCTTGTAATTTGTTCTTTAGCTTGATCAATATGATTATTATATAGATGAACATCACCTAAGTTACCAATTAATTCTTCGGGAACCATATTTACTTCTATAGCTATGATTTCTAATAGTAAACTATAAGATGCTATGTTGAATGGTAAACCTAAGAATGTATCTACTGAACGTTGATTCCACATTAAAGAGATTGCTCGTTTAGGAACATTTCCATTAAATGATGGGTCATCCCACATTGAATTAACTTCCAATCTCACATTAACCATATTAATGGTTTCGTCAGACGTTGGGATTACAGTATCTTTACCAGTATAACCATGTTTTTTTGATAATTCCCATCTTTCTTCAAACGTCAACTCTCTCGTATAAACTTGAAATCTATAATGGCATGGTGGAAGAACCATCGAATCCAGTTCTGCAGGGTTCCAGGCCGATACAAGCATTCTTCTACTATCTGGATTTGTTTTAAGGTCATTGATTAGATTTTGGATTTGGTCAATACCTTCATTCTTCTTTCTCACTTTGGAATTACCATCTTCAATGCGTTCTTGACAATCACAAAAATATGGGTTTATTTCACCACCTTTATAGTCGGTTATCTGTTCAGGTTTACCATTCCAATTCTTCCATTGCTTACCATATATAGGACCTAACTCACCCCACTTCTTAGCAAACTCATCATC